GCTAAAGAAAACAGATTGAGAGAAAAGTATCTCTAAAAGAATTACTTGATACGATAGTTGTCCGTATCAAATAATGTAATAAACTAATGGCAACAAACTTGAAGGAGTTGATTTATTATGGGTAGAAGAGCCTTAACAAAGAAACAAAAAGTATTAAACCTATTATCAAAGGGTGCGCCAGTATCTTGGACCACTCTAAGAAATAGATTTGATCTAACATCACCTAGAGCGATGGTAGATACACTTAGAGAAGAAGGTCATATGGTGTATATTAATCAAACATCAAATGGCACAACTTATCGTATGGGTAAACCTACGAAAGCAATCTTGGCTGCAGGCGCTAGTAAAGTCTTGAAAAACAATATTCAAGATGTTGTAGCGGCGGGCATACGTGCTTTATACGGCAAACAAAAATACGCATATAAGTATTCTGCTGTATAAATAGTAATGTTAGGCAGTTCGTAAGCCCTGACATTAAGAGGTAGAGTGTCTTCCGCAAAGGCACCGATTTAGGTTTGGCAGTAGATCCTTAAAAACTGCCTTATAAATAGTTATGATACGCTCATTAGGAGGTATCATTATATTAACTCGCTTAACAAGGAGAAAAAAATGGTGAATAAAACCTTATCTATATGGAACGATTTACGTCCATTCTCAGTAGGATTTGATGAACTATTTGATCACTTTAATAATACATTAGAGTACACGGTCAAACAACAAACATCTTATCCACCTTACAACATCAATAAAATAGATGACTTAAACTTTCAGATTGAAATGGCACTTGCTGGTTTCAGTAAGAAAGATATTGAAGTCAAATATGCTGACAATCAACTAACAATTAAATCAGTTGAGAGTGATGACAAGGATGAAAAAGATGTAATCCATAGAGGCATTTCAAAAAGAAAGTTTAGCAGATCATTTACATTAGCAGATGATGTTGTTGTAAACGGCGCTGAATTGAAAGATGGAATGTTAATAGTTGAACTAGAGAAGATAGTTCCTGACTCAAAGAAGCCAAGAACAATCGACATAAAATAATTCAACTTGATAAGGGGTGCTGCTTGACAGCGCCCCTAAAAAATGTTATTATATTATAAATTAAAACAAAGGTGAAATTAATATTATGAAACTAAATACAAACACACAAAACATTCTTAAAAACTTTTCTGAAATCAATACAAACATTTTGATCAAACCAGGAAAAGAACTATCAACAATATCTACTATGAGAAACATATTTGCAAAAGCAAATATTGATGAGTCATTTGATACTGAGTTTGGTATCTATGATCTAAATGAGTTTCTTGCTGTAGTATCAGGTATGAACAAACCTGAACTATCATTACAAGATAAACATATGACGATATCTGCTGAAGGCAGTAAGTCTAAAGTAAAATACTTTTATTCTGATCCATCAGTAATTGTAGCACCAACTAAAGAAGTAAATATGCCAGAAGCAGATGTAACTTTTAGTTTATCTGAATCTAATCTTGAACAACTAAAAAAGATGGCAGCGATTCTAAAGTCGCCTGATCTTGCTTTGATTGGTGAAAAAGGTGGTGACATAGTTTTAAAAGTATGTGATAAAAAGAACGATACGTCTAATAACTTTGATATCGTTGTTGGCGAAGGTGCAACAGCAGATTATACTTTCTATTTCAAAGTAGAGAATATGAAAATGATACCAGGCGATTATGATGTTTCAGTATCTTCAAAATCTATATCTCATTTCAAACACAAAAAATTACCTATTGAATATTGGATAGCATTAGAGCCAGATTCTACTATATCCAAGTAAGTTTAATTTTTAAATTGTGAATAAGGTGAATTATGAGTACAGATTTTTTATGGGTCGAGGAGTATCGACCAAAGACTATTAATGATTGCATATTACCGTCATCATTAAAAACATTATTTAAGTCTTTCATCAAGAAAGGCGAACTATCTAATCTTTTATTTTCAGGCACACCAGGTATAGGTAAGACCACAGTTGCAAAAGCATTATGTGAAGAACTGAACTGTGATTGGATTATGATCAATGGTTCTGAAGAAGGTGGCATTGATGTATTAAGAAACAAGATTAAAAACTTTGCTTCAACTGTATCACTATCTGGTGGTAAGAAAGTTGTAATCTTAGACGAGGCTGATTATCTCAATCCACAATCCACTCAACCTGCGTTGAGAGGTTTTATTGAGGAGTTTCATGCTAATTGTAGATTTATTTTAACTTGTAATTTTAAGAACAGAATAATTGATCCACTACATAGTAGATTTTCTAATATTGAGTTCAAGATAAATCCAAAAGACAAAGGCAAACTTGCTACTAAATTATTTGAGCGATCTGTTCATATTCTTAAAGAACAAAATGTAGATTATGAAGAAAAGGTCCTTGCAGAATTAATTAAGAAACACTTTCCTGATTTTAGAAAACTGATCAATGAGTTACAAAGATATTCTGTGTCTGGTGTTATAGACGCAGGTATTCTTGTAAATGTATCTGATGAAAATTTAAAAACGTTAGTAAAACATTTAAAAGGTAAAGAGTTTAGCGATATGAGAAAATGGGTCGTCAATAATCTTGACAATGATCCTGTAAAAATATTTCGTAAGATATATGACTCAATGTATGAAAACTTACAACCTGAAACCATACCTCATGCAGTTTTAATTATTGCTGATTATCAATATAAATCTGCCTTTGTTGCTGATCAAGAAATTAATTTAGTTGCTTGTCTTACTGAACTCATGTCTCAGGCTAAATTCAAATGAGTTATGAACTAAAAGAATATCTAAACGCCATCAACTTTACAAAAAAGAACTTGATGGATTCAGATGACCTACTGTGGCAGAAAAAATATCCAGCATTTATTGTAAATAAAATATTATCTGGCTTTCAAGATTGTATTATGCTTGTCAACGAAATGAATCGAAACCATTTTGTTGATAAAGATATGCAGTTCCAGTTTCTACTAAATAGTATTAGATCAAAGAAAAGATACAGTCCTTTTCTAAGATCGAGTAAACTAAAGGATTTGGATGTGGTGAAAGAGTATTATGGATATAATAATGAAAAAGCAAAAGTTGCTCTGGATATACTCACCAAAGACGAAGTGAAATTAATTAAAGAAAAATTATTTAAAGGTGGGACAAAATGAATGAATTAGATAATAGTTGGCATCCAGAAAAGATGTTAGAAGTACAATTAAAAGAACCTGATGACTTTCTGAAGGTTCGTGAAACACTTACGAGAATCGGAGTTGCCTCAAGAAAAGACAAAAAGTTATTTCAATCTTGTCATATATTACACAAACAAGGAAGATATTTCATAGTACATTTTAAAGAATTATTTGCCTTAGATGGTAAACAGGCAAACTTTTCAGATAATGATGTTGAAAGAAGAAATACTATTGCTCAATTACTAGCAGATTGGGGTTTGATTGCTATATTAAATAAAGATGTTGCAGAAAAGAAAGCACCTCTTTCACAAATAAAAGTTTTATCATTCAAAGAAAAAAACGAGTGGGACTTACAAGCAAAATATAACATAGGTAAAAAAGCAGAAGATGAAGGCACCGAAGTTTAGAGAGTTCATAAGCGAACAAATACAAAGAAGTGAGATACAAGTTGCTATCTTATCTAAAATAAATGCTGATAGCAAGTCTGTTGTCAGTAATATGATACTAGCAGAATGTGAAAAAAGAAACATACCTTGTCATCTTATAAACACATCAGAAGCGTGGGTATCTAAAAATGATTTAGAAAAAGGTACCTTAACAATCTCTAACATAGATGGTAAAGATAAAAAGGTTGAGTTTGATTTATCAAAGACAATTTGTTTTACAAGAGCGGGTGTGTTAGATGATGAAACAGGTTTAGCATTACTATCTACTTTTGAAAACGCAGGTGCTTTTATGATCAACACTAGAAACAGTATGTTGACCTGTGATAATAAAATGTCAGCATATATTGCTTTTGAAAGAGATAATATTCCTACACCTAGAACTGCTCTAATATCAAATGAAAAAAGTTTGATAGACGCACATGAAAGATTGGGTGGTAACTATCCTGTAATTATGAAAACACTAACTGGTACACAAGGTATTGGTGTATCAATAGTTGATTCAGAAAAAAGTATGGTGTCAGTTGCTCAATCACTATGGAAATTTGATGCTGCTTTATTATTACAAGAATTTTTAAAGTTTGATTTTGATATTCGAACTATTGTCATTGATGGTAGAATACTTGCGTCAACAAAAAGAATAAGTGCTAAAAAAGATTTTAGATCAAACAGACATAGAGAAGCAACAACTGAACCATATAAATTATCAGATGAAGAAAAGAAGGTAGTGTTAGACGCTGCTCGCTCAGTTGGTGCATACATGGTTGGTGTTGATCATGCAAAAGTAGATAATCAAATTTATGTTTTAGAGTGTAATGGTTCACCAGGTATAGGTTCAAAGTTTGCCTCATATAAAACTGATTTGAAAGATAGAGAGTATATAGGACCAACAAGTTCAGCAAACGTAGTTAAAAAGTTATTTGATTATCTAACGCAAGACGCACACAGAAAACATTCCTTTACTAAAGAGTCAGGTTTTCAAGAGAGAATTATTGTTGATGGTTATGGGCCAGTTAGAGCAAAGTTTGATACTGGTAATGGCACACTTGCTTCTATGTTCACAGTTGATAAGATAGATGTTGAAAATCAAAAAACTGTTAGATGGGAGAAAGATGGTAAAAAGTTTACAAGTAAGTTAGAGGGATATTCTGAAGCAACTAGAATGGATATGGTTGACAATAGACCAATTGTAAAAGTAAACTTAACTTTCAATAATAAGTATTACACAGATGTGCCAATAGGTTTAACAACTAAAGATTCAAGAAGCACATTTTTAATTAATAGAGATTTGATGACTAGATTTAAAGTTAATGTAAATCCAAATAGAAAGTTTGTGCTTTCTTCTTGGATAGAAAGAGCAGATAATAACGATACGAGAGGAGTTAATCTACCACTTGAAAAACTTTAAAAGACGCTTTACAAATCATTTGTATTGTGTTATAATAAATTATGAAAGGAAGTGATCATGGCAAAAAAACATCAAGCAGACAATCCCTTATATAAAGCATTAGTAAAAAGATATGAGTCAGATATAGCAAGTGCAACAGCCACTCTTATTATTTACTTCGATAATCCTGTAGGTATTGGCGAACATCCACAACATATAGATGAGATGGATAAATTAGTTAGTCAAATTGCAGGTGCAGAGGATAACTTACAAGCATTACATAAACATTTTAACAATACACAGATATAGTGAAATTTTATACTAGCGTTATACCGTTCAAAGGTAAACTATTGGTACGTGGTGTCAACCACGATGGCACACATAAAAAGTATAGAATAAATTATAAACCTAACTTATTTATTCCTACTAAAAATCAATCTAAGTATAAAACGCTAGATGGTCGTAACGTTGATAAAGTAAAGTTTGAAAGTATCTATGAAGCAAGAAAATGGATTGATGAATATAAAGACGTAACTAACTTTGAATATTTTGGCAATACGAGATATCAATATCCATTTATTACAGATGAGTTTCCTGATAAGATAGATTGGGATATCAAACAAATAAAATTATTGACAATAGATATCGAGTGTGAAAGTGAGAATGGTTTTCCTGACGTAGATAAAGCAGATGAAGCCTTAATCTGTATTACTGTAAAAGATCATACATCAAAAAGAATTATTGTGTTTGGCATGGATAACTTTGTCAATGATCGTGATGATGTTCAGTATATAAAATGTAAATCTGAAATAGATTTGATACACCAGTTCACTAGATTTTGGTGTGAATATGAACCTAATATTATTACAGGTTGGAATGTAAAATTTTTTGATATACCATATTTGTTCAATCGTTTTAAGTATGTTATGGGTGAAGAATATCTAGCACAGTTTAGTCCTTGGGGTGTTGTTACAGGCGGTACCTCATTATCATTAGGTTATAATCGAACACAAAACTATTATGATATTCTTGGCGTTGATGTTTTAGACTATCTTGATTTGTATAGAAAACATACCTTTGTTAGGCGTGAGAGTTATAAACTAGATTATATAGGTGAAGTTGAACTAGGCGAAAAGAAAACTGAAAATCCATATGATACTTTCAAAGAGTTCTATCAAAATGATCATCAATTATTTGTTGAGTATAATATTCAAGATGTTGAGTTAGTTGATAAACTAGAAGATAAAATGAAACTAATTGCTTTACATCTAACTATGGCTTATGAAGCAAAGGTAAACTTTCAAGATGTATTTGGTCAAGTTCGTATGTGGGATACAATCATCTATAATCATTTACGTTCTAAAAATATTGTGCCACCTGCCATGCAAGAAGAAAAGAAATCAAAAGGTTATGAAGGCGCTTATGTAAAAGATCCAGTTGTAGGTTTTCATGATTGGATTTGTAGTTTTGATTTGAATAGTTTGTATCCACATTTGATTATGCAGTATAATATATCGCCTGAAACTATGGTGGCATTTGAACCAAACAAAGTAAGTGTAGAAAAAATGTTATATCAAGATGTAGATTTATCTGACCTTGATAGTGTTACGATAACACCTAATGGTGCTCAGTTTCGAACAGATAGAAAAGGTTTCTTGCCAGAGTTGATGGATAAGTTATACAAAGAACGAGTGATATACAAAAAGAAAATGTTAGAAGCAAAAAACCTATATCAACAAACAGGTGATAAAAAGTTTGAAAATGATATTGCTGCAAATCATAATATACAACTTGCCAGAAAGATTGCTTTGAATAGTGCTTACGGTGCAATAGGTAATCAATACTTTAGATACTTTGATGTTCGTCATGCTGAAGGTATCACTATGGCAGGTCAACTTGCGATTAGATGGATTGAAAGAGATGTAAACAAATATCTAAATGATTTATTAAAAACTAAAAATGTTGCTTATGTTGTTGCTTCTGATACTGATTCTATCTATGTAAAACTTGGTGCAGTTGTAGATAAAATTTTTAAAGATAAATCTGATACTAGAAAGATCGTAAAAGTGTTAGATAAATTTTGTGAAGAAAAGTTACAGAAACAAATAGATAAAAGTTATGACAATCTTGCTAAATATGTAAACGCATATGAACAAAAAATGTTTATGAAAAGAGAAGTTATCGCCAACAAAGGTATATGGACTGCTAAGAAAAGATATATTCTAAATGTGTTCAATGAAGAAGGTGTTGATATGAAAGATCCTAAGCTAAAGATTATGGGTATCGAAGCAGTTAAGAGTTCAACACCTGCCCCTTGTAGAGTAAAAATTAAAGAGGCATTGAAAGTGATTATGAACAAAGATGAAAATGCTTTGATACAATTTATTGATGAATTTAGAACGCATTTTAAAAAGATGAGACCAGAACAAATCGCATATCCTAGATCGTGTAACAATCTGAAAAAATATAGTTCAAGAACAGATATCTATATGAAGTCTTGTCCTATTCATGTCAAAGGTGCTTTGTTATATAATCATTTACTAATTAAAAATAAGTTAGTCAAGTATGAAGAAATACAAGAGGGTGATAAAATTAAGTTTATTGTTTTGAAAGAACCTAATCCATTGAGAGAAAAGGTCATATCTTTTCCTACTAGATTGCCAAAAGAATTTAATTTACATAAGTTTATAAATTATGATGAACAGTTTGATAAATCATTTTTAGAACCACTGAGATTTATTGTCAATGCAATCGGTTGGAACTTTGAGAAAAAAGCAACACTAGATGGATTCTTTTAATATGTTAGAAAACTACGATAAATCACTATATGACCATCTCATAGCGACGGCTAGGGAAGATAAACTAGTCGTATTAGATAACAAGTCATTTGAAAAACTGAACGAAACCTACGGCAAAGAAATATTTAGAGCAACACTATCTGAATATATTGCCAATGAAAGACCAGTATTTCCACTCAAAGAAATAACTAAAGATGATATGAGAAAGTCTTTTTATGATCTACAAAAATTTGATACCAGTTCTATTTGTATACCAAAAGAACAAGTTGAAAAAGAAGTGTTTGAAAAATATGATGATTACAAATATCCATATAGTAAACATGGTTTAGGTTTGATCAATGGACCCAGCACTTACAATGATGTATCAAATTATTTTCATCAAGACTTACGATTGGCATGTGGTAGTTATGGTTTTCAAGCACCTAAAAAAGTATGGGAAGAGGGCACAGCAAAAGATATTTGGAAATGTATGGGACCTATATGGCGAGGTATTAACGGTGTGCAAAAAACAATAGTCAAAGATTTAGATGGTAGTGAAACTGAAAAACTAATAGGTGGTCAGTTATCAGAAAAGAGTTATATATCAGCATTTAGATTAGGCACATATATCGCAACACAATTTAAACCTGTTGTTGCAAAAGCAATCTATGATATCACAAATGCTAAAACAGTTTTAGATACGAGTTGTGGTTGGGGTGATAGACTTGCAGGTTTCTTTGCTTCAGACGCTGAAGAATATTATGGTTGTGATCCTAATCCTAACACTTATCAAAGATATCAAGAACAGATAAGTTCGTACAATAAACTTTTATCAAAACCTAAAAAGGTGACCATATGGAGATGTGGTGCTGAAGATTTGCCATATCATAAACTGCCACAGATTGATTGTGCATTTACAAGTCCGCCATATTTTTCTACCGAAGAATATAACAAAGGTGGTGAGCATGAAGAAGATCAATCATGGGCAAAGTTTAATGAGTATGATAAATGGCGTGATGATTTTTATTTACCAGTTGCAGAAAAAACTATGAGTGTATCAAAGTTTATGTTTGTAAATATCATGGATCCTAAAGTTCATGGTGTTCGTTATCGCTCTGGTGATGAACTAGTTGATAAGTTTGAAGATAAATTTTTAGGTCAGATCGGCATGAGAATTATGCAACGACCACAAGGTAAAACAAAATTTAAAACCAAAGAAGAATTAAATGAGTTTATGAACAAAATGTTTATAGAAAATGTTTGGTGTTTTGGGCCAGACGTAGACCTATTTAAAAATTCAAGAAAAGCAACCTTAGATGGTTTCTTCGCTTGACAAAAATAAATAGTTCGTGTATAATAAGTTATGACAGTTGTAGTATATAAAAGAACAATCAATGGCAAGAAAGGTAAATGGGAACTAGATTCTGTTTACACAGATCGTATTGAAGGAGGTGAGTATCGTGAAAAAGAATATGCTAGTAACTTTCAAACAATAAAACATAAAGTAGAATACAAAGTTGAGGTAACAAAAAATGAGTGATTTTTTAAAAGATATTATAAAAGAAACTGGTAACGAATATGCTAGTTTAGTATCAGACGGTGCGTCAGGTGACGTAACAGATTTTATTGATACAGGTTCTTACATATTTAACGCATTGTTAGGTGGTAGTATTCATAGAGGCCTACCAGCAAACAAGATAACTGCCATCGCAGGTGAAAGTGCAACAGGTAAAACTTTCTTTGTGTTAGGTATGTGTAAAAACTTTTTAGATCAAAACCCAGAAGGTGGTGTAATATTTTTTGAAAGTGAGTCTGCTGTTACCAAAGATATCATTGAAGAAAGAGATATAGATAGTAGTCGTATGGTTATCATGCCAGTTACTACTGTTCAAGAATTTAGACACCAAGCATTACAAGTATTAGATAAGTATATCGCTCAAGATCCTGCAGATAGAAAACCATTGTTACTTGTATTAGATAGTCTTGGTATGTTATCTACAACCAAAGAGATTGAAGATACACAAGCAGGTAAAGAAACTAAAGATATGACAAGGGCACAAATAGTCAAGGCTGCCTTTAGAGTATT